AGTCATTCACAGTTAAAAACAACTCCATCATTGGGTTCTCAACTGTAGAAACAGTACAAAAGACTCTGCGCAAGCCAGCAGAACAGCTCAAGGGTATAGTGGGTGCAGGCAAACCGGCCGCTCGCAAGGCGTTCAAAGATATCAAAGCCACAGAAACTGCTTGGAATGCTCGTGGCACAGAGAACTTGATCATCCTCAAGAGTTGGTAAATATAGGGACACGGAGTCCCTATGGCAGAACAGCAAGACACACTATCTCAGCTCAAGCAAAATCTCATTGAGTATGTACAGCTTCAGCTGGGCAGTCAAATCATTGACTTGGAATTGGATCCAGCACATTACGAAGCCGCATATCAAAAAACTCTCGGAACATACAGACAACGTGCTACGAATGCATTTGAAGAAAGCTATGCATTTCTTGAAATGACAGAAGATCAAAATGTTTATAAGTTGCCAGATGAAATTCAATCAGTGAGGCAGGTTTTCCGTCGTACAATTGGTAACATGCAAGGTCCTTATAGTTCGAGTTTTGATCCGTTTGCGGCAAGCAGTTTGAATACCTATCTAATCAACTATAACTATGCTGGCGGACTTGCAACATATGAAATGTGGGCAGGCTACACAGAACTTGCGGCTAGAATGTTTGGCGGATTTTTAAACTATACATTCAACCCAGTAACAAAACAAATACAATTTATAAGAAATGCTCGCGGTAGTGGAGAAACTGTCTTACTTTGGACTTACAATCTGCGTCCTGAAATACAGTTGCTCACGGACTACAGCACAAGTCAATGGTTTAAAGATTATATGATTGGTGCTAGTAAAGCAATTATTGGTGAAGCTCGTGAAAAGTTTGCTACTATTGCTGGTCCTCAAGGTGGTACTGCACTTAACGGTGCGGCTATGAAAGCCGAAGGTCAAGCGATTATGGATGCTAAGATTGAAGATCTAAAGAACTATGTTGATGGTTCACAACCGCTTACTTGGGTTATTGGCTAATGCGTTTAGAAGAGTTTTTAACCCCAGAGGAACTTGCAGAGCACAAGATGATCTGGAGCCGCATTGGACAAAAACTCAAACTAAAATATCGTTGTGCTAGTGGGCCAAAAGCAGGACGCATTGTACCTGATCCTAAGGTCTGTAGTTCGCCAAAAGACATGGCAAAATCGGCGCAGATGAAGCGCACAAGAGCCACAACAAAAGTCAAACAAGCCCGTAAGGCGAAAAAAACGAAACGTGTAAATCCAGCAAGTCGTATTCTTGCAAGACTGAATGCACTAACTAAACAAAAGTCTACTCCAAAAGCAAAAACCATGCGCATGAGTAGTAAATCAACCAAAAAACCTATCAAACCAAAAAAGTTGACAAAATAACATTTTAGCCTGACACTTGTAACATGGCTGATATAATGATTGATATTGAAACTATAGGCACTGGCCCAAGTGCTTGTATTCTTACGATTGCAATGCAAACTTTTGATCCGTTTGCAGATGGTTGGTACGACAGGCACTACTATGCCCGTATAGATCCTGACAGCCAACCTGATCGTAACATCGAAGAAGGCACACTACAATGGTGGGCAAATCAACCAACTGAAGCTCGCGAAGAAGCATTTGCTGAAGACGGGCGTATCAGTCTTAAACAAGCCCTTGATGAAATGCACCCTATCATTTGGAACAGCAATTACATTTGGGCAAACGGCCCGACTTTTGATATGACCATAATTGAAGATGCCTACAAGAGTCACGGTATGAGTTTGCCCTGGAAGTATTACAAGGTACGAGATGCTAGAACAATCTATAGCATGTGGCCGGATTTGCCCAAACAACCCGTAAGTCATCATGCCCTCGACGACTGTCAACAGCAAATACTTAAATTACAAAAAACACTTAAACACCTAGGAGTTACACAACTAGCATGAAAGAAATTGACTACAAGTATAACGAAGGCGAACTCTTAAAAGAGTTTAAACAATACATCGACGCAACCTATGGCGAACACTACAGCCTAAACAAGTATCAAGCCACAGAGTTTATCATTGATGCAGGTCATGGAGATGGCTTTTGTATTGGTAATGTGATGAAGTATGCTCAACGCTACGGCAAGAAAGATGGATACAATCGCAAAGACTTACTTAAGGTTTTGCATTATGCATTGATTGAACTGTATGTGCATGACTTACACAATCGTTAATCTTCACTAAGATCTCCCACCGCCCACGGGAGATCTAACTTTGTTACTTCCACACTACAATTTAGACACACACTTTTCAAATTGTTTAATTCGCTGTTATTCATGTTACCATCTAAGTGGTATACTAATATTTGCGCAATACTTTTTGCTCTAAACCCGCAACGATCGCAAATCATTTTTTTCTTGTAGCCTTTTAATTTCCATCGCGGTTGCATCGGTTTTTTCTTCCTATTCTTTCTAATACAGCCGTCACAACGAGTTCTGTAGTGCGTAACATCTTCTTTGATATAATTTACTGCGGCTAGATTGCGGTTACAGGCTATGCAAAGCGGTCTTTTCATGCATATACTTATACCTTTGCAAAGGGCAGTCAATACCGTAAGATTACAGGTGATCGAATAAATATTGTTACTAACTATAAAGGGAACAAAAATATGGCACTAGTTTCACCGGGCGTAGAAGTAAGCATCGTTGACGAGAGCAACTATCTACCCGCAACAACAGCTTCGGTGCCGTTTATCTTAGTTGCAACAGCACAAAACAAGATAAGCGGCAGTGGTGTTGGCACAGCCGCAGGAACGCTGGCATCCAATGCTAATAAAGTATATTTGATTACAAGTCAAAGAGATTTGTCTGCTACATTTGGTAATCCATTTTTTTACAGTACGTCAACTGGCGCACAGATTAATGGTTACGAACTTAACGAATATGGACTTTTAGCCGCATATTCAGTTTTGGGTGTAAGCAATCGTGCTTATGTCATGAGGGCAGATATTGACCTTGGCGAACTAACAGCAAGTCTTACAAGACCAACTGGAAATCCAGCTAATGGTGCTTGGTGGTTAGACACAGATGATACACTATGGGGTATCTTCCAATGGAGTTCAACTACTAATGCATTTACAAATCAAGTACCGACTGTAATTACAAGTACAGACGATTTGACTGGCGGTGTTCCAAAGTCGAGCATCGGCAGTATTGGCGATTATGCTATTGTAGCAACTAATACAAGTAATCCTTTATACTATAAATCAGGTGGTCTAACTACTACTTCAACATCAGGCGACACAGAACAAGTAGCTGCCAACAGTTGGGTACTAACAGGAAGTAACAGTTGGAAACTTAGTTGGCCAACCGCTACTGGTACTGAAACAAACCCTACCATTACAATCGGACACAGTATTTTCCTTAACGATACAGAAGTTACTGCAACTGGTACAACAGTAGCAAGTTTGGCAATCGATATTAACGATGCGGCTATTACTGGAGTTTATGCAAAAGCAGTTAGTGGTAAATTAAACATTTACATTAACGGTGATGCAACCAATGACGGTTCAACATCAGACGGAAATGGTATTGTTGATATTACTGCTGGTACTGGTACAATTCTAACAGACGTTGGTATCACAGCAAGAATTTACTATGCACCATTAGTACAACAAAGTCCACACTACACCAATCCGCAGTGGAGAACCACAGATTCAGAACCACATCCAACTGGAAGTATCTGGGGCAAAACTACAGCGGTTAACCTCGGTGCAAGCCTTGATGTACAACAGTTTGATTCAGCAACTGCTTCATTTGTATCAGTTGCGGCACCAATTTATGAGAACGATCAAACTGCTAACAAGCAACTTGATGCATCCGGCGGAGGTAAAAACATTGCAATTGATAGCGTGTATGCACAGTATGATGTTAATGAAAATGATACTTTCACACTTAAACTTTTTGAAAGATGGGATACCGGTACATTAGATATTACCGGAGACGATACTTCTCCTACTTTTACTAGTTTAGAAACGTTTACGATTAGAGCAAGTGCCGCAAACAGCACCACACTTACTACAGCAGTGACAGCTACACTTGGTGGCACTACAGCCGCAGATTTTGTCGAAGCTGTACAGACTGCTAACGTTGCAAACGTAAGTGCAAGTGTTACTAGTAGCGGAGCTATTCAATTTACACACGATTTAGGTGGTGTAATTGTTCTTGAGGACACTTCGGGAACTCCAGTAGCAGATGCTGGTATTAACACAACTGTTACTGGTGTAAGGAATGGATACACCAGCGGTGCAGTTGATACAAACATTTATGTATTAAGCGGCTGGCAAGCATTAGGTGGCACTGATAGTTATACTGCTAGTGGTACTGGGCCAAGCACTGATCCAAGTGAAGGTACATATTGGTATTACAGTGCAACAGATCAAGTTGATATCATGATTCAAAGTGGCGGAAGCTGGAAAGGTTACCAGAATGTTACAAATGATGTTCGCGGTTTTGACCTAAGTACATGTTCGCCAAATGGTCCTATTGTTAGTGCTACTGCTCCAACAGAGCAAAGCGACGAAACAGGACTGGTTTATGGTGATATTTG